ATAAGAAGGGTTTCCGTAGGCGTTGGTCCAGGTAGCCACGCGATCTATCTGCCGGGCGTCGACGGTTACACGCTGCGGGCTGCCTGCGTTGCTGGCGGTGTTGGTGTAGCTGTGTCTGTCTAGCAAGTGTCTGTCTAGCAAGTGTTTTTCGTTCATGGTCTGCTGTCCTCGATTATGATCCGGCCGTGCTTGGTTTGTATCCAGCACGTGCCGGTGTTGCTGTATGTGGTGCAGTAAACCCGGTATTCGCGGCCGTTGACCGTTACCATGTGCCCGGTCGGGATCGCCGCGCCGTAGCCGGTCGCAGTCTGTCCGGATCGGGGCGAGTCTGTCTCGCGCCTGGGCAGTGCATCGAGCGATAGCCGGTCTGTGCGGATGTAGATATCTGCTGTGATGCAATCGCACGCCGGGCCGAATTCCGGAGACTGTGTAAAAAACGGTTTGGCGTCGGCGTCAGCAGATATAACAGCCGTCGCGCTGTGCGCGTACGCTTTCAGTGTCGTGCGCTCCCACTGGGCTACTGTCCGTTCATCTTCGTCAGACAGCCCGGACGCGTCTCCGTTAATGAGATACGGCAGTGACCAGACGGGCAGGTCTACAGTATCTATATTCATCAGTTGTGCAGTGAACGGTTTACGGGTCATGCATATGCCTCCTCTGTTATGCTGATCAGCGCGGATATATTCTTGATTTTCCCTTCCTCGCGTTTAGCGACTCCTCCGACATGGTATGACTGCCGTTTCGCGCCGGTCCTGCTGCCGTACCCCGTACATCCGTTGCCGCCTATATCTGTGACTGCGACGACCCGGACGCGCTTATCTGATAGCCGCTCTGCTTGCGCGGTGACTATCTCGTCACGCCAGCCCGCGGGAGTGAACACTGATGTTCTGTAGCTGATAGTAATCATGATCTGTTGTCCTCATAGTTAATTGTTTACTGGTTATTGTGGTCCTGATACCTCAGAGTCAAGATGCCGTCCGTGGCCGTGGTAGGTTAATTGTTCAATAAATAGTTGCACTGGTCCGAGGCTCGCTGCTCGGGTCGTTGTCCGTATTTCGTCCAGCCATGGCGACGATTCACAAAATCGCGCCAGGCGCCTCCGTGCCATTTCTTGTAGTACGCGAGGCGCGCTGGCGCTCTGCTCGGCGGCGGTTGATGTGGCTCGATTGTGTATGAACTCATGATCTGTTGTCCCCGTGGTCTGTGATCGCAGCATAGACAAGCTCGATCGCGAATTGATCTTCGTCAGTCCACAGTGAGCCGTCTTCTAGCGCAGCTCTCGCGCCGGCCAGCGGACATGACGCGCTGCGGTGCGCTCGTATGTCTTCGATCAGTCCAGTCACATCTAGATTGCTGCATGTTTCTGCTCTGCGATAGCTCAGCACGTGCACGCCGGTGGCAGAAGTAAAATTTATGAACATGATGTCATCCTCGTTTTATATTTAGTGTGTTTAGTGTGTTTAGTGTGTTTAGTGTGTTTACTATGTGTACAGTGATAGACTAAATCAATCTGCATACACTGTCAACATAATAGACGCATTATTTTAATTTATTTTTATTTCTCTTTAATATCAACGACTTACGTATAGCGTCTTTAGCTCCGTGTGGCGTTGCGTAGGTCGGGCCTGTCAGGTCGGCGGACTCTGCGATATGGTCAATGTCGTAGCTCGGCAGGGCCTCCGCTCCGTGTCGCCCGACCCGGGCGAAGCCCTGGTTTTTGACCGCGCGCGCAGCAAAATAGCGCTCGCTGGGCGTGCGTATGATGACGTATGGCCTCGAATATTTCACGACGTGCGCTATCAGCTCGGCGCGCCTGTGCAGGCTTGGCGGGGGCGGCGGCGGCGGGGCCAGCAATGCTCGGGCAGCGCGTAGAAGAGCGCTGTCTAGAGCGCGCTGCCCGGCTCGTGTGTGCGGTGGGTTCGACAGCTGGGCTGGATAGTGAGCTGCTAGAGTATCTATAAAGGCGCGCCGGGCTGCGGCCAGTGCTTGCGGGTCGAGTGTCGTGGGCTTGGGCTTGGTCATAGTTATGTACCTTTCAGTTACTAATGGTGAATTTTTGCTGTGACTAGCTTTTTTGTGCCTGGGCTGCTGGGGGTCGAGTTTATCAGTGTTTTTGCGGCGGGGGTAGGCAGATTAAGAGATAGTTGTTTAAAGTGTCTACTTTGCTGTGACTAATCGAGTCAGTTAGTCACAAGTAAGTCACACAGTATTTCAGTGAGTTAGTTAGAGAGATATTCATAAAGTGTGGATTTGTGACCAATATTTCTGAAAACTTTTCTGTAAAAAACTTCTCCCAACGTTTTTCGTTGAGTGTTATAAAACGAAAATATTGGTCACAAGAAAGGACATAAGGCACGGTTTTAAACTGACCATATCCATAACAGTGTCACGAATCACACAATAAAAGAGTGTCCGCGTCGCGCCCCCGGCCCTGGCGAGAGGAAAACAGTCACGAAGTAGACAGTTTGTCCGCAGGCGGACACTGAGCGACGGGGCGACGGAGCGGGTCAGACTGGCAACAACGCGTCGCTACGTGAAATCTAGCATACTCGCAGGGTGTAGGGCCTGGAGTATTCACATAGTGAAACGTTTTTAGGGTCCCATATTTGGGAAATGTGTCAGTGATTCGGGGACGGGGCCACCCACTCCGAGAAAATCAGTTGGGGAGACAGGGCGCAGTTTCATATACCCCAAAATTCTCACGCCGATACCCTCTACCATTTTCTACTATGTTGACAATGCCTCTTGACAGTTTCTGCTATGTTGACAATATCTCTTGACAGTTTCTATTATGTTGACGATATCTCTTGATAGTTTCTACTAAGCAAACACTCTTTTCCTCTTGCCCAGCGAAACCATACACCACGCACACAAATAATGAGATGCCTAAAAACCCACCAAAAATTTTCGCGCCAAAACCCAGCAACACTTTACATTATGTACACAAACCGTTCCCTATAAGTACACGGCGCCGCAAAACCATCCCCACCCACCACTGAAAACGCACAAAAAAGTGTTTACTCTTTACTGATCGGTATATAAACGCAGTTGCCCAGCCCCACCGCCAAGCGTATACTCCAGAGCATGAGCACCAACGCCCACACAGACCAACAGAGTATGCGCCGAGCGCCCAAGCGCCCTCGGTTACGGGTTGTTACACCCAAGTGGGTTGAGAACCACCTACCCCAAACTGAGCTACAGACACACAGGCCAGACGAGCAACCAGGTACATACCGGCTGCACATACCAAGTCTGTACCCAGCTGTCGCCCCACACTCCCGATACGCGTTGACCGAGACACACTACGACGCCTTACGTGAGCACCTGAGCCAGACTCCCTCACCTCAGTCTATACACCTACCTCCGCACACGCTGACACTGACCAAAGTCAAGCCTCCTCGTTCGGACTGGACGTGGGGAGTTAAGTGTTTGCAGTGTGAAGCACCCACAACTGACATCAGTTATCATCAGGGTAAGAGTAGGTGGTTGTGCCTGCAGTGCGCACCGCCAACCGATCCAGCGCCCGCACATCACGCCAGCCGGGCTACGCTCACGCAGCTGTTAAGCGCAGAGAAGGTACTGCGAGTGCCTGAGCACCGCAGCCCCAGTGTACGGATGGTCATGCTCGCCCAACGCTTAAGAGCGGTGCGCAAGGCGGATCGGGACTTGCTCGCACGCGCTGCGGGCCCGGCAAGGCATCTGGAAGCACTGCAGGAGCGGGTGGAGCGAGAAGCGTTGCTTGACGCACAGGGGCAAGACGGGCACAATTCCGCCAGTGATGAGGATGCCGCACCCCCTGGGGTAGCACGCTATCATCGGATCCTTGCCGCCAGAGCATCCCGGGCAGTGGGAGCAGAGGATACAGTACGGGAGCAGATAGAGGGCACATCATGGCCAACTCAGATCGACCTCGATTCAAGACACAAGACATATACAGCCTGATGCGGGCCAAGGAAGCAGATCAGAAGCTGTTCCACGACCCGTATCGCTGGTCATCCGGTGCGCGTAAGGCGGACAGGATACTGGACACACCCGGCCCCAAAGTCGCCACCCACACTGCCTCACTCTCCTCATAATGTCCTCATGAGAGAGAAGGCTTGTGGGTGGTCTCACAGAGTCTGCGCTGGGGGTGAACCTGGTCCTCGCCAACCCCATCGCAGTGGACTCTGGGTGCCGGGCCTTATTTGGCCAACCACACGAACAGGGAACCTGTAGTGAGTGCAGTCATGTACGAAGACGGACGCAGCGAGATCGACTTTACTTTGCCCCCTAAACCGGCAGGGTACGATAATTTGGTGCGCTACCAGGAGGTGCCGGATCAGGTACTGAAACGTCTGAAGAACTACCCCATCAGTGAAGTGGATTTTGTCAGCTACTTCACCGACACCCTCGATCCAGTAGAGTCGGTTCGTCGCACATTGCGTACACACGAGGAAGACGACGAGCAGCTCAAGGAAGATCTGGACGCCTATGACAACGAGGGCAACACGGCACAGATCAAGAAAGCCTTTGAGGCGTTGGCACGGCGTACAATGGCCAAACCCGGCATCATTGAGTATATAAATGAGCAGTTGGTGCAGGCCATACAGGCGCAGAGCCTGACCAGCGCACGCTGGGTGCTTGAGCAGGCCCGCTCGGTATACGAGAAGTGCTCCCAACTAGCCCCCATCCGTAACAGTCAGGGCCGTCTGGTCATTGGTGAGTTCCAACCGGTGCCGGCACTTCGAGCGCTAGACATCATCGGTAAGCATGTGGACGTGCAAGCATTCAAGGAGGTGGTGGAGCTGACCACCTCAGATGATCTGGCGGAGGTGCTGAACCAGGCCAGGCGCCGTGTCGAGGCGAGAGTGTTGGACGGAGAGGCGGAAACGGTGGTGGACGAGATCGAGGATCAGAGCCACATAGACCGCCGCCCTGTTTCAGAGCCAGTCAACAGCACTGACGACCTTGAGGACCTGTTATGAGCACCCAGAATCAAACGACCTTTCGGGCGCCGGCAGACATGCAGGCCGCCAAAGCCATGTTGTCCCAACAGATGGGGAAAAACCAATACGAGGCGGAGCTGGTCAAGGACATAGCCCAGTTCTACGATGATCCGTACGGGTACGTGCTGTACGCCTTTCCTTGGGGGGAGCCAGGCACTGATCTGGAGGAGCATGATGGACCCGATGAATGGCAGAGAGAGTTATTGCTGAAAATCCGGGACGCGCTCAAAGCAGACCCAATGGCCAACATCCAGAGTGCAATCGCGTCAGGCCACGGTATCGGTAAAGGCGCGTGTACGGCGTGGGTAGTACTATGGGCCATGTCAACCAGAGTCGATCTGGCAGGATGGGTCACCGCAAACACGCAGAATCAGCTTAAAGGTAAGACATGGCGGGAACTCTCACTATGGCACCAGAGGGCCATCAACGGCCACTGGTTCACGTGGACCGCAACAAGGTTCTACCAAAAGAACAGACCAGAGACATGGGGCATCGACGCGATCCCCTGGACAGAGCACAATTCAGAGTCTTTTGCGGGGCTGCACGGCACTCACGTGCTTATGATAATGGATGAAGCGTCAGGGATCGCGGACCAGATATGGACCGTTTCTGAGGGGGCGATGACGACTCCCAGAGCGATGTGGTTCACATTTGGTAACCCGACACGAAACACCGGCAGGTTCAGGGAGTGCTTTGGTAAGTACCGCCATCGCTGGTGGACGCGTAATATAGATTCGCGCACCTGCAAGATGACCAACAAGACCAAACTACAGGAATGGGCAGACGACCACGGCGAGGACTCAGACTTTTTCCGGGTTCGAGTGCGAGGAGAGTTCCCTAAACAGGCATCGAACCAGCTGATCAGCTCTGCAGTGGTGCAGGCAGCCAGAGATATGAAGCTCTCGGATCGAGACTACGCGTACCAGCCCCTGCTGATAGGCTGCGACCCGGCAAGATTCGGGGATGACGAGTCGGTCATCACGGCTCGACAAGGGCGAAAACAGCACACGGTCAAGGGATACCGGGGGCTGGACAACATGCAGCTCGGTGCTCAGGTAGCCCGGATATTTAACGAGTATCGGGAAAAAGGGTACCCGATGGGCGCTATTTACGTGGACGGAATAGGGCTTGGTGCAGGGGTTGTAGACTATCTGAACACTCTCGGCTATCCTGTGATCGACGTAAATGTCGGCAAACCGGCAGAAGACCCCCTGTACTACAACAAACGTGTTGAGTGCTGGGTGCGGATGAAGGAGTGGCTGGAGGCTGGCGCAGATATCGTCGACGACTCAGTGCTTGCAGAGCAGCTTATTTCGCCGACGTACAAGATATTGCCGACCAAAGACCAGCTCATGCTGGAGAGAAAAGAGGATATGAAAGCCCGTGGACTGGACTCTCCAGACAGAGCAGACGCGCTGGCCATGACGTTTGCAGAGCCGTATGTGTGGGTTCACCAGAGCACGAATCGCGACAACTACGGAATTGGATCAGGATCGTTTGAGCCGGAGGTATACTGATGATACGTGTTGCGGGCCTATCCGACGTCAAACGGATCAAGGATGCAGACAATGAGGGCACTCTGAGCATGACGGCGGCCGAAAAAGCCCGTCAAGGGGCTCAAGATTGGTACGCTCGTATTGTGGGCAATACACTGGTTAAAGAGTACCCGGGGATTCAGTGGAAAGTCACTATCGTGTTGAACAAAAACGGCGGTCTTGCATACATCCAAGTGCCTAAAATATCGGGTAAATTTGGAATGAGTGTGCACCTAAAGGGGGTCAGCCTGAACCTGGAGCAGGAAGTCAAACTTGCTGGGGGCGAGCTTTTAGAGCGGTTCAACGTCTCCAGACTGGAGAGCGCAGCAGAGCGTGATCTTAACAGTCTCCAACGGGACATTACCGGCGAAGTGATTGGCGCCAGCAACGGTGAGGTGTCTAAATGAACAACGACGAAGACTACACAAAAAGCTCGATGGGAAGGGCACTCCCCGAGAATAAATTCCCCAAACGGGATAACGAACCAAACCCCGGACGCGAGCAGCCGGAGGTAAACTCGGTGTATTCGGAGTCAGAGAACGAGGCCCAGGATGACTCGGATCAACCATCTGACGCAGCCAGGTATCTTGCTATACGCACCCGTACCGCGTTCAAAGAATCCTCATCTTTCATGGATGCAAGCCTACGCAGGCAGTGGGACGACAACATCCGGATGATGCAGGGCAGACATCCAAGTGGCAGCAAATACCACCACAACGCATATTCAGGCCGGTCAAAACTATTCCGACCGAAAACCCGTTCTGCTGTGCGCACGCACGAGGCGGCGGCTGCAGCGGTGCTGTTCAGCAACGCAGACGATCTGGTCATCAAAGCGGAAAACCCCTCGGACGTAGCGGCCAATGACACAGCACGGATGGTGCAGCAGTTGGTTCAGTACCGGTTAAGCAACACAATTCCATGGTTTCTGACGGCGCTTGGCGCTTGGCAAGACACCGAAGTATATGGAGTCTGCGTCTCCCGTCAGGAGTGGCAGTATAAGGAGAAAAAAGAAAAAGAGTATCAGATTGAGATGGATGAGCAGGGACAGCCCCTGATGGACGAGCAAGGACAGATGCTCGCCTCAGAGGTGGAGACTGCCAGGATCATTAAAGACCGACCGTGGATCGAACATATCCCTCCAGACAGGTTCAGGTTTGACCCGAACGCAGATTGGCGCGATGTGGTCAATACAAGTCCGTTCCTGATTGAGCAGGTACCCATGCGGGCTTGCGATGTGCTGGATATGATGGAGCAGGAGGATCCGAAGACGAATAAGCCTATCTGGTATAAGTACAAACTGGCTGAGGTACTGGCTGCGGGCAACCCAAACGCAAGTAACAGTGACAACACTACGAACCTCACCCGAGCAGGGCAGCAGCGGCGCGACCCACAAGACACATTCAACGGAGATGAGTTCTCTACCGTATATGTGCATTTGAACATCATCCATGAGCAGGGAGATGACTGGGTTACGTGGACTATCGGAGACTCACTGCCTCTGACCGAACCAGAGCTTCTACGTGATGTATACCCCCATGGACGCCCTCACAAAGTAGGTTTCAGCAATATCGAGGCGCACCGTACTTATCCGGCCGGCACTGTCGAGATGGGCGCGTCGCTCCAAGAAGCGATCAATGAGGTAACCAATCAACGCCGGGATAACGTGGCGCTGGCGCTGAATAAGCGGTACTTCATCAAACGCCAGAAACAGGGGAGCATAGACCTGAAGGCCCTTATGCGCTCAGTGCCTGGCGGCGGCATTATGGTGGATGATCCAGATGATGTGAAAGTGGTAGAGACCAATGATGTCACTGCCTCATCCTATCAGGAACAGGATCGAATGTCCGTAGAGATGGATGAGCTGCTGGGCAACTTCAGTCAAGGCTCGGTCATGGGCAACCGTAAGCTGAACGAAACAGTGGGCGGCATGTCCATGATGAGTTCCGGCGCTACTGCCGTGCAGGATCTGAGTCTTCGAGTGTTTATTGAGACGTGGGTCGAGCCAGTCCTTAAAGACATAGCCAGACTGGAGCAACTGTATGAAACCGATGACGTGGTGCTGCACCTCGCCGGCGAGAAAGCAGGCCTGGGTGAGCTGATGCGTGAGATGGCGACCCAAGATCTTCTCACAGAAGCCCCGCTGTCCGTGTCAGTGAACGTAGGTATGGGCAACACCAACCCGGCGCAAAGGATAGAAAAACTGTCTATGGCGCTCAATACTGCGGCCATGTTCCCCGGCATCCTAGCTCGGGTAAATGATGAAGAGATAGGGAAAGAGATATTTGGATACGCTGGGTATGCTGACGGAAGTCGATTCTTGCTGCCTGCAGATCAGATGAAAGAGCAGCCTGACCCTGGTGCGGCGCAAGCGCAGGCAGATACGGAAGTGGCTATGGCCAAGCTGGAGGCCGAACGTGAACAGTTCTTCGCTCGTTTAGAGATGGAGCGTGAGCTTGGTTTTGCCCAGCTGGCGCTGAAAGAGAATATGACGATGGCTGAAATGCAGACCCGACTTGAGTTGGGGTCTCAGAAGGATGCCACCGTGCGAGAGACCACTGCGGTACGCGAGGCAAATAAGGCCCGTAGTGATTTACTCAAACTTGAGAAAGGGGCCGGCACATGATAGACCGATTCGATCCGAGCGAGGACCTGCCAGAAAACGTGGATGCCGGCAATCAGGCTGCAGTAGACAGGCTTCAACAGGAAGAGGCCGAGACAGAAGATCAGCTACTCACCGCGTCGGCGTTGGGGGCGGAGGCCCTTGATTTCGCCAATTCAGCACTGGGCAGAGAGATGATCCGAAGAGCCAAGCAGGAGGTTCAGGATCTCGCGCTAGAATTGCTACAAGTTCCGGCGCACGAAGCAGACCGGATACGAGAGATCCAGACACACGCAGGCGCAGCCGCCATGTTTATGGTCATGCTCAACGATATCACTACCACAGGGGATCAAGCCTACAAGACCCTGCTGGCCAATAGCCAACCGTAGGCATAATACTGGAGAAGACCCATGAGCAAGAACACAGGCCCTACCAAAAAAGGCGCGTCTGTAGCCAAGTCAGAGAACGTGGACACAGATATTGAAAACCAAGAGACCCAGCTGGAGTCTCCTGATGGTCGAATGGACCCGCTCACTAAACGTGATCAGGCCATGAAAAAAGCTCTTGAAGCCCGGCAAGACGAGCTGGACAACCCTACAGAGCCGGTAACTCACGCGCACGTGAAGCCTGATCTGCCTGACGAACCGGAAGGAGAGGAAGAAGCAGGCCCGAACAAAAAGGAAGAGGGCGAGGAAAAAGAGACTAAAACTCCGGATGGAAAGGAGAAGGAAAATAAAAAAGTTGCACATGATGAAAAAACTGTGCAAGATGTAGAGGACCCTAAACCAAAGGGTGTGGATGAACCACCGGTCTTTGATAAAGACGGCGTTCCCCACATGCGGTTGAAGGTCAACGGTGAAGTGGTAGAACTGCCAGTCGAGAAAGTTAAGGGCATCGCCCAGAAAAACATTCTCGCTGACAATCGGCTCCGCCAGGCCACCGAAACGCAGAGAAAGGCAGAAGAGTTGCGAGTTAATCTCGAAGCTCAACAAGCCAAGCTACAAAACAGTTTAACTCAACTACCCAAAAAGGGCGTGGAGGTAGACGAAGAGCAGCTGAAAGCCTTCTCGAAAGACTTTGTAAATGCTCTTTTCCGAGGTACGGTCGAAGAGGCCGAGGAAAAGTTTACCGCGTTTCAGATGAGACAAGTGGAGTCCGGTCGCGCACCAATTGATATTGACGACCTGATGGAGCGAGTCACTGAAACGGTAGATAAACGCGCTCGTGATGTGATCGAACAGGAGAAGTTGAAGCAGAAGCAGAGCGAGGAAAACGCTGATATCACCTACGGGTACGAGCAGCTGAAATCCAAATACCCTGCCTTGCTACAAGACGACTTCCTGTTTGACGTAGTAGATCTGCGAACTGAGGCTCTACGTGCAGAGCACCCTGAGTGGAAACCCTCTCAGGTAATGATGGCCGCAGCGGAAGAGGTTATGTCTCGATTCCCCGCAGCCACTGCACCGACACCCCCCAGCACAGATAAGCCACGTTCTGATCGCAAAGCGAACCTTAAACCGGTGCCAGCAGTACGCAGTGGATATCAGCGAGCACCAGCACCTGAAGCAAAAGGTCCAAAGACCCAGGCACAGGTGGTGGAGGATATGAAGCAGCGACGAATGGCACTAAGTGGACGACTTTAACATTTGAGGTGACACCATGTCAGAACTGTGGAGTGCTAATCGGGGATTCATGTCCTCTGAAACTCTGTCCCAAGAACTGCGTTACGCCCTTCAGGGCATGATGCGCTTCCGTCAATTCTGCGATGTTGAGATTGCTCTCGGCAAAAACGCAGGCGACACATACAACTGGAACATCTACGGTGATACCGAGGATGAAGCCGAGGATCTGGATGAGACGCTGCCCATGCCTGAAACAGGCTTCCCTGTTTCTCAGGGTACGGTCCGCATCACTGAAGGAGGCATCGCGGTTTCCTACACTGGCAAGTTTGACGACTTGTCTGAACACCCGGTCAAGCAGATCATCCATAACACACTGAAGCGCAACGCCAATCGGTATTTTGACCGTTCGGCGCACGCTCAGTTCGACGCTACTCTGCTTCGCGCAGTAGGCGGCGCAGCCGGTGCGATTACACTGACAGACACCGGAACTCCGTCCGGGACCAATGACATCGCCATGAGCTTTGATCACATCAAGACAATTTCGGACACTATGCAGGAGCGCAATATTCCCCTGTTCGACTCCGAGAATTACGTCAGCGTGATGCGCCCGACAACCATGCGTCCGGTGCTGGACGATCTGGAGGACATCCACAAGTATGTTCCTGAAGGCTGGGGCCGTATCATGAACGGCGAGAAAGGCCGTGCAGACGCCGTACGGTTTGTTGCACAAACCAACATCGCCTCTGAAGGCTGGACAAATAGTAAATCTGACGCCGCGTACTTCTTCGGAAGTGACACTGTGACTGAAGTGCTGACTTGCCCTGAAGAGATTCGCGGTAAGATCCCCGACGATTACGGTCGAGGTAAGGGTATCGCCTGGTACTACCTGGGCGCGTTTGCCATCACCCACGCAGATGATACCAACGCGGCTACCAAAGCCAATGCGCGTATTGTTAAGTGGGATAGTGCCGCATAGTAGCTGGCATGGTTTGTTGTGGGGCGGCAGCGCCCCACTGACATACACATTTATTTTATTGAGGTAAGTCATCATGGCATACGAAAATCGAACACCCATCAGCTACTCGCTGGGTACGGTGGATTTTGGTGCGGGCA